TATTTCTTTTACTCGGTTTACTTCGTGTTTCAGCTCCCCGTAATCATCAACACGGTCAGCATAAATTAACAATTTTTTGATACCCTGTGCCAGCTCCAAATAATTGGCGCACCAAAACTCGCATCGCTTTTCCCAATACTGGTTTTCTAATTCCATGTTATTTTCCATCGTTACGTTAAGAAATACTACTTAAAAACTATATGCCGTATAAAGATCCCAAAATTCGCGCGGCTAAGAATGCAGAGGCGAATAAACGCTGGTATCAAAAAAATAAAGTTAAACACAAAGCTGGTACGGCCAAAAACAGAAAAGACTACCGCGCCTTGTGGGTCGAGTTTAAAGAGACGCAAGAATGCTTTATTTGCGGATTCAATCACCCGGCCGTTATCGACTTCCATCACGTGATCCGCAAAGATAAGCTCGTTGTCAGTACCCTGGTTAGAAACGGGTCGTACTCCAGGGCAATGGAAGAAGTTATGACGAAGTGCATCGCGCTTTGCGCTAACTGTCACCGGATATTGCATTGGCAAGAGCGGATCGATGCCAAAAAGACTGGCAAGTTGCGGCGCAAACGGAAGAAAGTTGGCAAGATGCGGCATTGTTCTCACTTCAAAGCCAGGTAATAGAGGCCCACGTTGCTGAACGCGTAGCCGCTATACACGATGGCCATGGAAGCATTCCCTTTTAGGGCTTGTTCCAACCCAATATAGGCATAAATCGCGCCGGTAACGATGATTAACCATGGACTCATTTTTTTATCTCCAAAAAAAGTGAAAAATCTAGGGCGATCCCCCCGTACAGTTTCGCGCATGGGGGACCCCCCAAAGGTCGTTTTTTGCGGCATCGCGCAAAAACGCACCCCCGGCCAGTTGCAAAGGCCAAACGTTCGATTGCCGTTTGTAAATTCACTCTAATCCGCCCCACTTGGCCACCTGGTCGAGCGTCATCGGCGGATCTTTCCGGTTTTTCCGGTTGTCGATGGTCGCCTGGACTGCCAGCTCCAGGACTTTCCCGGCATCGACGCCCTTTTCTGCCAGCCGCCTGGCGCATTCCAGGCTTGCCGCCACGTCGCGGACCACTCCGGACCCCCGCTCGACGCCCTGGCGGAATGCTTGCGCGATACTCTGAATCAGCTCGTTATCACCCCCTATAACCCCCTTCTTATTATTGAGGTTATCTATGGCTTCCTGGTCCTGATAGTCCTCGGCTATTAGAGGCCTTGCCGCAAGGAATTGCTCCCTAGTTGGCATCGGTGTACCAGGACCATCGAATAGCACCTGGTAGCGGTTCGTAAAGTACGCTGATTTGCGCTTGTAGGCGAACGGATAGGCCTTGGGTTGTAGCTTACGTATGTACCCGGCTTTAATCAATCGCCCCACGTGTGTGGATACCGTCTTGATCGATCGGCTTACGTGCCGGCTCAATGTCTCCCTGGACGGAAAGCAAATCCCGTATCCGTTGGTATGCAAACAGATTGCCGCCAGGACGCGGAAGGTTGTTGGGTGCAAGCTATCATCCTGGACGGACCTGGCTGGCAATATCGAATACTTCCTGGTTTGTGGTTTCTCAGAATGGGATGTCATCGTCTAGGTCCATGATTGCGTCGCCTGTCTTTACCTTGGGTGTTGCGGCCTCACGTGCCAGGCGTTCTTCGGTTGATTTGCGGATCTGCTCAAAGTTGGTCGTGACCTTGACCGTTGACGATCCAGGGAATTGTTTCATCAGCTCAATAACTTCCTTCGGGATCCACTTCACGACATCTTCCAGGGCGAAGTACGCGTAATCGCTCTCCTGGGGTATCGCGGCCCGTGTTCGTACCATTTTCACCACCAATCCGGCCGGATGTTCAGCTTGCCACTCATCACGGTCCACGGGCTGGTGTCCACCCTCGCGGATCCGCTGGTCCGCAAGTCTTAATCCCCGGATCATGGCCTCGCATCTCTGCTCGACAAGATATCCCGCTTTAGCATCCCTGGCCGTCTCCTGGATAAGCGTCATCTGCTTTCGCAGTTTCGTTGCCAGCTCTTCACCGCACAACGTAAACGATCTGCCGTATCCCCAGGTTTGATTAAAGCGATTCAATTCATCCTGATAAATCTTTACCTGGTTCAAATCTTTCCAACGTTCCAACGCATCAATTTGTCCGCCGGACAAGACAGGACATTCTCCTAGAGAGGAGAAATGTCTGTCCGTACTTGGCGCTCTCTTGTCCGTACTTGTCCGTCGCCCGCTAACCCTTGTATTCATTGAGTTCTCCTTGTCTGTCCGGCTTGTCCGTCCTTGTCCGCGGACAAAGTTATCCACAGGCTCCGGACAAGTCCGTTTTGTCCGTCTTTTATAGGGTTAACCCCTACATTTAGCTCATAATTTAGGTTCATGTTTGTCCTTCCATATCCAACAATAATCGTCCCACTTGCCAACAATGCCGCGTTCCTGGAGCGCTTTCGCGGCGCGTAAAAATGCCTTCTTCTTACTATCATCCGATCCGTCGCTGATCTGTTTGCTCATCGAGAAATCGCGCCACAAGGTTTCGCTCACGGAGTAATAACCCTTCGGAATGTAGTTCCCGATCTGTCTCTGTTCCCCGGCATTCGCGAGTGCATCGTGTAGCGCGTCCAGGATCAGGCGTTGCTGGCCTGATAGCTTCTTCCTGGCCACGATGTCCGCGGGTTGATCGCTGACTTCCAGGACCAGGCTGGTTTCTGTCTCCAGGGACAAGGTTCCGGCGGCCAGCTCAACGCTGATCGTTTTAAACTGCATGGGTTCGAGCGGCTCGGCGTCCTTCTGCTTTTCGGTTGTGAGTAGTACGCGATCCGCGTCCCGTTCGACGCGTACGGATACATCCACGGCACCGATTAAGGCCGTCGATCCGCGCGCCCCGCGATTACTATCCTTGCCGGAGTGATGGATCGGTAGGACCGCGCACCCGATTTGTTCGCGTACCAGGTCCATGTTCTTAACCGCCTTGCCCATGTCCTGGGCGGAGTTCTCGTCGCCGCCGATCATACACCTGGCAACGGTATCGAATACCACCATGGCCACGGGCATATCGGGAGTTCGCATTGTCTCGATGGTTTGCAGTAGATCCTGTATTTCCGCGTCGTCCAGGAGATTAACTGCTTTCGGGATCAGGTAGAACGGCGCCTCTTCGACGCGTTCGTGATGCTGATGCCAGGCTCCGATCCGCTTTCTAAATCCGCCAACGCCTTCGCCCGCCACGTAAAACACTTGTCCCTGGGCGACTTCATGTCCATGCCATTGCGCGCCATGGGCCACGGTTAGCGCAATATCTAGCGCCGTGAAAGTCTTTCCGCCGCCAGGTTCGCCGTAGATCATGGCAAGCGAATGCTTGGGAATCAGTCCGTTAACTAGCCAGGTGACTGGCGGCAATTCGGCGATCTCTTTAAGCGTCAGGATGCGGAGCTTGGGCGGGTTGACTGGCGCTTGCCAATCCTTCGCGAGTGGCGCACTCTTGGCCAGGTGTACGAGCTGGTCCTTGGTCCCGCCCTGGGCGATCCAATCGGATACGTCGCCCTTCTCTTTCAGGTTCGGGAGTTCCAGGATGCGGATCTCCTGGGCCGTGGCTCCGAGTTGCTCGGTGATTACCCTGGCGTGGTTCTGTCCGGCCTCATCGTTGTCCGGCAATACGATGATCTTGCGCCCGGCAAAATGCAAGTTCAATTCCTGGGTCCATTTCTTGGCCCCGCCTGAGTTGCAAGATGCCAGCAATCCCAGTTGCTTTAGGGCCTCGACATCCTTCTCCCCTTCGACCAGGAAGATAGTCTTTCTCGGATGCTCCAGGATGGCCGGAAGGTTGTACGGCAAGGGTGTAACGCCTTGTAGGTTCCACACGTGCTTACCGTTCTCCAGGCGCCTTTGCCGGAAGTCTTTTGGCTCAAAGCGAATGACTTCGTAAACAATCTCGCCGTACGCATTCACGTACGGGTACACGGCTTTTACTTTCCTGGCCTGGATCGGCTTTAGTTCTTCGATCTTGCTTGCCCTGGGCGTGAGTTGTATTCCCAGGTTCTCGCTCATCCAGGCTTCGATCTTCGCGCCGCCGGTTTCTTTACGGATCAGATCCGCTACGCCGCCGCCTTCGTTCTGTTCGTGATCGTACCAGGTTCCCTTTTCGAGATCGATTGACTTGGACCCATGCGTACCAAACCGGATCTCTTTTCCCGGCTTGGATAATTTTGTGTTTGGTTCACCCCAAAAATACTGGGCGACTTGTTCTATGTGTTGTACCAGTTCCGTCATGGGAAAAAAAGACCGCGGGATTAACCGCGGCCCCTACTCAAAAGTTAATCAAAATTCGTCGATGTCATCCGCTGGTGCTGGGGCCGGGGCCTTCGCTTGTGCGGGTGCGGGTTTCGAATTTTGCTCCTGAGTAAATCCACGTGCGTCGTACAAAATGAAATCGGCTGGTGCATCGATCCACTTGTCCAGGGTAAAGTTGGGTACCTGGGTGGATCCTTTGCCAATCGCGATTACCGTTGATCCCGTGTATTTAAGGACGGGTACCTTGCCAGGGTTGGCCACGGACTGGTCCGCGATCTGCCCCCAAATGGCAGATAATCCCTTGTTACTGCCGGCGGAGTTGGTTGACCATTCGCGTTGGCCGATGGCCTTCGAATAGATTTGCAGAGAAAACCCGCGTTTATGTTCGTCGCTAGGTTGATCGCCTTTGACGCCTGGACGCGTGTCCCATTGCCAGTTCGGGGATGTCCCTGCCACGATCTTTCCCCATCCAGTTTTGAGGCTGGTAGGATCGACCAGGAATTGACCGAGTTGTACCTGGTTGCCGTCAACGTTCCACGTGCCGGTGCTGGCGTTGTAGCGGATATACTGCCCGCCGCCTTCGCCCGTTAGTCCTAAATCAAAGCTCATTGTCTTGCTCCTTCTTGCTATTTGCTAAGTTGAAATTAAAAAGCCCGTATTGACGGTGCCACAAGAGCATCGTCTCTTCCGGGATCACGTATAGGCGCGGCTTTCTGTCAGCTCTCACTACCAGGAAGTCGCTCCCTTGCTGGTTCAGAGCGTCGTACAACACTCCGAATCCATCCTTGCGCCGCTTACATTCGATTGTGTAACCGGCCAGTATCACGTCACCAACAAACATCCCGCCAGCTCCGCCCGATAACGGGACCCGCTGGGCCTCAACGCCCTGGGCTTTCCAGGTATGAACGACTTCGAGTTCGAGTTCCGCGCCCCGTTCGCGATTGCGCTTACCCCCGGCCATGTAGCACCTGATCGATCCGATCTTCGATAGCCTGGCGGCGAGAGTTCAGGCCCAGGGCGATCAGCTCTTCGGCCAGGCTGGACATGGACCGGCGCTCCTTGGTGGATTGCTCCTGGAGTTCGCGACGCAATCGCTCGGTAAGGTGTAGCTGGGTGGGTTTCGTGTGGTTTTCTGTCATGTTGTTGTGTTTTTACAAAAATATTTTTGTTTAGGTGTTGCAATGGTACCGTGATGGTGCCATAATGAAAGCGTACAGACAACGAACGAAAGGAAAACAGACCATGAAATATCAAGTAATCAATCGCGATGTTGACGGAAAGAATGTCCGGACCTTCAAAAAATTATCAAGTGCCGCCGCGTACTTCGAAGAGATGTGCGGACTAACGATCGAGCAAGCTCTCTCAGAAAAATACTTCATGGACGGCCAGGTCCCCACGTTTGACCAGGTTGAAGGCGTCGGCGCAGTAGGAAGTTTCGGTAACAAAGTTTCGATTCGTAAGATTGTCAGCGAGTTCGGATCCGATGGCAATTTAGAAAAACTGGTAAGCGATCCGATTTACTTGATGGAAACCCAAGGAGTTTAATGATGAAAAATTATCTCAGTTGTGCAGAAACCGCAGTAATGATTCGCCAGGTCCTAAAAGAATCTTTCCCTGGCGTCAAGTTCAGCGTCCGGTCCAGCGTGTATAGCGGCGGCGCTAGTATCAATATCCGGTACCAGGACGGCCCAGGTTACGACGCCGTGAAGGCCGTCGTCGGGATCTTCGAGGCCTCATACTTCGACGGGATGCAAGACTACAAAGGTCAAAACTATACCGCGATCGACGGCCAGGAGATCCGGTTCGGCGCCGACTTCGTGTTCGTAAATCGTCAGATCAGCGACGAATTGTATGCCGCCGCGCTCGATGCCTTGTACGAGAAATTCGCCGGTAACTTCGCCAGCGATCCGCTCCCACGTGTGACTGTCGCCGATGTAAAAAATGGCGCGTCACTCAGCCGCGAGATTCCTGGGATGGGTAACGGGTTGTACGGCGGATTTAACAGACGCCTGGATGAAGTGGTCAAAGAGATGGCCGCCGACTTCCCGGTTCAGCAGAGCGCGACCCTGGCAAGAATCTCTAGCCTGGGCGATGACGGGTACGGGATGGGTTGCGTCGGTAGGTTGGCCGCATGAAACTGGCGATCCTACGCCGGACCGTATTCCAGGGCGATGCAGTCCGTCGCCCGGTTGCCGTCGTCCTGGTCAAACGCCTGGACGTTCGCGAGTATGCGACGTTCTTGCAAGACCCCGACGGCAAAATGTACGCCGGTTTATATTCCAGGGACTACGAGGCCGCATTCGGCGAGTACGAGATTCGTTGCCGCGCGGCCAGTTCGCCCGATGATCCGGGCCGTGAAATTAGCGAGGTGAAATTATGAAAGTGATTGCGTATTACCGTGTGAGTACCAAGAAACAGGGCGAAAGCGGCCTGGGTTTAGAGGCCCAAAAAAATACGATCAATCAATTCCTGGCCAGCTCACCCTATGAGCTAGTGTCCGAGTATGTTGAGATCGAAAGCGGCCGCAAGACTGACAAGCGCAGACCACAATTGAGGGCCGCCCTGGAGCAATGCGAAAGAGAAGGCGCCACGTTGATGATTGCAAAGCTGGACCGTCTAACCCGTAACGTCGGATTCTTGACTACACTCTTGGATCGTCAGGTCCCGATCATGGCGCTCGATATGCCAAACCTACAAGACCCAGCGATGAGCCGATTCATTCTCCAGCTCATGGCCAACGTGGCAGAGTTAGAAAGAGCGCAGATTTCTGAACGTACTAAGAAGGCCCTGGCGGCGCGCAAGGCGAGGGGTATGTCATTGGGTTCACCCACCCCAGCCAACGGCGCCCAGGCCGGCGGATTGGTCACGGCGGACCAGGCAAACGAGTTTGCTTCCCAGGTTTACCCCGTGATCCAGGAGCTAAAAAAATTCGGTTGTGCGACCCTGGCAAAAATCGCCCAGGGCTTGAGTGCCAGGGGAATCGCGACGGCCACCGGCAAAAAAGCCTGGTCCATTAGTGCGGTTCGTAATGTTGTCAACAGATACGAGGGAGCAATAGCATGATGAATCTAATCGCAAGAGCAACACTATTCGCGGACCAGGCGCATGATGGCCAGCTCCGCAAGTTCACCGGATTGCCTTACATCAGTCACCCCATGGAAGTAATGCAGATCGTCCGCGGCGTATGCAATGACGATGACGTCCTGGCCGCCGCAGTTTTGCACGATGTCATCGAAGATTGCGGCGTGACATATACCGACTTGATGCTAGAGTTCAACGAGAATATCGCGCACCTGGTTTACCAGGTCACGAACGCGGCCGACGATGAAGATGGCGATCGAATTGTGAGGGCGTATATCAATCGCAATGTTATGGCCAACGCGAGTGGCGACGCGCAGACGCTCAAGCTGGCCGACATCATTTCGAATTTATCGGGCATCGACCTGGCGCTTGAATGCGATCCGGCTTGGGCAAAAATGTACCTGGAAGAAAAGGTTGACATGATTAACGTATTGACCAGGGGCGATGCGACTTTGAAAAAGAGAGCGGCATCACTCGCCGCAGAAGGGATACTCAAATGCTCGATGCGTTAATCACCGGATTTGTTTTTATGTTTGCCGGGTTCTTCGCGATCCTAGTAATTATTGTGACGCTTTACTTACTGGAGAAATTTCAATGAAAAAAATTGGTTCGTTTCTTTTACAAGGTTTAATGATGGTTGCATTCTCCGCGTTGCTTGCGGTGATTACGATCGAGTGGTTCGCGGGTTGCGGCGAATATTATTACGACGCAAAGGGCCGCATGGTTTACAACGAGTGTGTATTTATTGACTTCCCGAAAGGAAAATAAAATGGTAGGAAAAATTACAAACGACATTCTCCCGTCCGGGTCCCGGATCCCTAGCATCATGGGGGTATCACCGTTTCGCTCACCGAATGACGAGCTGGCGGCCAGCATCGACGCGATGGAAGGCAAGCCGCGCCCGCCCTTTAATGTTGAGGCCGCAGACTGGGGCAACACGTTAGAGCCAGTCATCATTAGTGAAGCGGCCAAACGCCTGGGCATCGAGATCCAGGAGTTGCAAGTTGACTATGCGCTTTCTTACCTGGAAGATGACGAGATCATTTTGCAATGCTCGCTCGATTCAATTTGGAAAGGCGATGGCCGCGTTGTTACTACGGATACCGACATGGGTATTTATGTGATTGGTACCGATAGCGTTACATTGAATGGCCTGGGATGTTGCGAATCCAAACTAACGAGCGCCATGCCCGAAGATGAGCCACCCTTATATCGTGGTCCGCTCCAGCTCCAGGCACAAATGTTATGCGCTGGCTACACCTGGGGAGTAATCGCGACCCTGTTCCGCGGGACCGAGTTGCGCCTATTCTTTTACCAGGCGAGTGGCAATATGCAAACGCAGATCATTGACGTATGTAAGGAGTTCACGCGCCGCGTTAATAGTAAGTCCTGGTATCCGGCAATCAGTCCGGCCGATGCAGTCAAGGCGTATCCCAGCGTTGACGATTCCAGGCCAGCGATTGAGTTGTCCGGTGATGCGGCTAACTATGCGCGCCGCTTGATCGAGGCAAAGGCCCAGGCCAAGATC